TATAGGCATCAGGCATACCCTGTGCAATGTAGCCTTCTCGTTCTTGTTTAAGCTTTTCCTTAGGCCATCGAGAGGGCCACAGGATATGGGAGAAGTCTTCATCGTGTGCTCGATATTTTATACTATACCAACCGCCTGCTACAAGTTTCTCACTGTATAGTTTAAGAGGAGTGTTGTGACTCCATCTATCCCAAGGCTTGGGCATTAAACGCTCTAGGAGACTGTCCATATGCAAGATGGTACCTACCATCCTAATTACTCCGTTTGCGCTTCTACAGGGCATTAAAGCACTATAGAACCACCTTCGCATCTTCTCACGTCGTTCTTTGTTCTGAACAAGCTCATCATTCTCACAATCGTCTACAAGAATAATGTCTGGACGGGTACCATTCCATATGAGACCCCGAAGCTTTTGTTCAGCTCCCTTAGCCATAACACGAAACTTATGTCCGTCGTTCATTTGTACGATAATGTCAGACTCAGTATCTTTAATAAAGATAACCTTACCTTCTTCATTACGCTTCAAACCAAACAAATCTATTAATACTTGGTTGTCTTGTAGGTGTTCTTTAAAGAATCCTAGGAACATCATTGCCTGTGCTTCAGTGTCTGAGACCAGAAGCATGAAATTTCGTTGTCGGAATAACAGAGTAGCTAGACCATAACTAACAGTAACACCAGTAGTTTTAGCATGCCCGCGCGGGGCACTAATTGCAACCATTGGGTATTTGCTACAACAAAAGTCCCAAGCTTCTTTGTGAAAAGCGGGACTTTCTACAGCTTGGTCAAACTTACTAGATAAAACTGTCTTACTAAATCCTGCAATAATATCACTGTTGAGTAGCATCGACGTAAGGCACCATCCTATATTTTTTATAGTTTTTTAAGGGGAGGGGGTTAAAGGGAATAGAGGCTCTACAAGGCTCTAGAACACCTTCAGGCTACCACCCTAGCCTGACATGTCTATTAAGAGCTTCTAGCATGGTTTAAAGAGGTTTTAGAGCTATTGACGCTCGACGGGTACATCTCGCATAGGTGTACATGTGTACACCCCTGCTCATGCCTACATGTATGCTCGCACTGGCTCGCAGGCAAGCACGTACACACACGTTTAAAACATTAAATATTAAAAACAAAGAAAAAACAAATACAAATACATTAAATAAAAACATATAAATACATATATAAAGTCTTTAAGATAGCACATGTTTTCTTATTTGTCAATAGTCTTGTAAAAATATTTTTATCTTATATGTCAAACATACATAAATCTTCGTGTAAGAAAGAACAATTGGTGTCCAAAAAAGATGTTGACCAAAAATAAAACTTGACAGAAAGATTTATTTGTGCTATAATGATTGTAGTGGTGTAATAAACACCAAACATCTCAAAGGAGAGCATCTTGCTATCTGACTCACAAAAACTTAAAGCCATTCCCCGTAAATATTTCTGCTACAGAAGCTAGTTCTTTTACGCGAGTAATGAGTGTGCCTATAAGTTGGAATAAAACACTACTTGGTTCCTTGGTTGGTAAGGGGACAATCTGTTTTCGCAGATCATCGGCTGTTGCGTTAACTGGGCGCCATTCCCCGGGACGGAGGCTCTGGTCCCCCATTTTAAGTCGTAAGGCTTTACCAATAAAACCTGATTGTAAGTTGTGTAAGTGTCCACTATCCACCAGTTGGTTAATAAGCGTATTCACACTCTCATTAATAGGGCCAAGCAGGATACCAAACCCAATGTCATAAAAAGACCCATCAGGATTAGGAATAAAACCAAACTTGGTGAACATTTGAATTGGTTTAATTGTTGCAATAGTTTTACCATCATCTTTGAGCTTTACGTCATCAAGGTGATAGCGCCTACTAATGCGCAACAGTTTACCAGAATTGTATTCAAAGGTGACAATGTAGGGTTCTGCATACCCATCATCATCTAGGTCTAAGAATGTATGCTGTTCAATGAGAGTGTATGGAACACTGTTACTGTTCTGCATAGAATCATCAGGCATTAGATTGGTAGCAGCAACTGGCTCTGACAGCTCAATGTCAGCATAGATACCCATGTTCTGTTTCTCTTTGAGAACCCGACGAGACATGTGAATAACTTCACTAATGCGCTCTGTCTCATCGAGAGAAGTAGTCCAATAGTTAACAACAATATTCTTGGGTAAAACCAGCTTACTTTTAACCTTGTCTTCTACTTTATCAAACCAGGTCTTCTTGAACATAGTACCAATGATGGGGAGCATCATAAGCATCTTGTCCATGTCTTCTTCCCAGCCATACATTTCATGCATTACTTGATAGGACATATATGTAGAGACTCGTTGAGCCTTCTCATACTTCTGCCCTGTTTGATCCTTACCAATGACTGTAGCATTAACTACTTTACCATTAGCAGGAACAAGGCTAGGATAACTACGTGCCGCAAACTGCATAGCTGCGGTGGCAACAAGAGGATATTTAACATTACTGGCACCAGGCCAGGGGTATGTTTTATCTTCTTTAGTTTGCTTAGCTAGGGCAATCCAATCATCAATATTGCTTTCCCACTCACCACGACTTTCTAGGTCTTCTTCAAAACCCTCTTTACATTGGGAAGCAATTGTTTGTTGCTCATCTTCGTCAAGAGTATCTAGGATGTTAGGAACTGAGATGGGTTCTTCCTTAATATTCGGGGTATCCTCAGTATCCTGTGACTGAGGAGACCCCTGACTTTCCATATCCTGATTCTCGTATTTATTCGCCATAATACTTATTTCCTTTACTTAAATTTTCTTTAGCTGGTAGATATTGTAAATTGGTTTCTACATGTAAACCAGAAACAAGTTTTCCCTGTAAAGGAACAATATGATCTACGTGATATCCAGGAGGACAATTCCTATAAAATTCTAAGATAGTTTCTTGACTACTCCATAAAGGAATACGCTTTAGAAGTAAAGCTCTACGTTTAGTAGTATGGCCTCTTTTCATTATATTTGTTTTGTCTCTATTTTTAGAGACATATTCTTTATTTCGAGAAAGACATTTTTCTTTATGGTTATTATAGTATTTTTGATTATGTCTTGAAATTTTATCTCTATTTATCTCTCTCCAGGAAGCTAAGGCTTTATTCTTACAGGGAGAGCAAATTGTATTATTCTTTTTTTGTAAACTTTTTCTCCAATTATCAGAGGTAAGCACACAAAAACAAGAATAGCATTTAATATCCAGTAACTGCACTTTGTCCTGAAGAGCCTCCTCCGGAGAGTCTAACTTCATCATCGTATAGTTCCTCTTCCATTTCTGTTTGTGTGGGTGCTTCAATTAGAGAATCAAGCATCATCCCTAAATATGAAAGACAATCTACTTGGTCATCATGAGAATCCCGAGGGAATCTGGTGCATTCATCTTCAAAGGTTTGATACCAATCTCCCTCTTTATTAAAATAAACAGAGTGAGCACGAATACGGGCCTGCATACTGCGACCCCGAGCAATTTTATCTTTACCACCATGCTTTAAAGGCTTGATGTTTAGATATACTCCTGTACGCATCATTTCTTCTCGGAGGAAAGGACCAATAGACTTGGATACCTGCATTTCCTCAATACCAATGATTTCTGGTTCCCATGCACGATGTAAATTAATAAGAGTATCTACAATGTCGCGTCCATCTAGACGCTCACGAATAACATCAATAATGAAGATACGTTTATATTCATCTACAGCAGACACCATAAATACTGAATAGTCTGCTCGTTCACTTTCTGAGATTGCTAAGTCAACCGTAACATAAATATGGAGTTTCTGTTGGCGATGTTCTTCCAACATATCCATAAAGTCCTTACGTTTGTAATATGCTACACTCTCGTCAATAGGGTAGTTTAGGTATTCCTGACTATACACATCGGGCATACCCTGTGCAATGTAGCCTTCTCGTTCCTCTTTAAGCTTTGCTTTGGGCCATCGTGAGGGCCATAGGATATGGGAGAAATCTTCATCATGTGCTCGATACTTTATGCTATACCAACCACCTGCTACAAGTTTCTCACTATAAAGTTTAAGGGGGGTGTTGTGACTCCATCTATCCCAAGGCTTTGGCATTAAACGCTCTAGGAGGCTGTCCATATGCAAGATGGTACCTACCATCCTAATTACACCGTTTGCGCTTCTACAGGGCATTAAAGCAC